GGTGGCGCAAGGTGTGTCCCCTGCTTTGCCCCAATCAACACCCCAACTCACTTCTTTAAGGCGTTCAATCTCTGCTCGCAACTCTGCATTTATCTTAGCCTCCTCAATGCCTTTGCGAATCAGGTCACTAGTCACTTGCGTTTCGCGATGCTCCCAATCGCTGTATAGCATATTGGTTCTCGCAAGAAACTCAATCTTTTCGTTTAGACGTTTTATTTCGGCGTCTTTATCCATTGTTCTTCTCCTTGAGTTTGGCTTCGAGTCTGCGACCAAACCAGAGGCCTTCTGCTTTATCGTGCTGTGGTGTAAGCAACCACTCCGCTTGTATTTCCTCATCCGTCAGCCCTACCCATGTGCGTTGTGATGGCTCAAAGTAAAACCTAACATGATGTCCTTCTTTGTGCGGGTCATTTACTTCAACAAAGTGTTCTGTCCATCTAGCGTCTGTGTATAAAAAGTCAGTCATGTGTTCTTGCTCCTTAATTTTTCGCTTATATATGCCACAAGTTTGTCCATCGGGATGCGTCCGCTACCCTCTTCTTTGAACTCAACCCAACGCTCGGCTTCTTCTATCTCTTCAGTAGTCAAATCTACCCAAGGCTTCTTGTAATCTTGGATGTCATCATCTTCTTCCACTCTGCGGTGTGGCACTGATATGCCGATTGGTCTAGTCATGTGTCCCTCCCAATTAAGTGTGTCTGTGTTTAGCCGTATCTGAATACCACGGGCTGTACATTCCGCAAGAAACGCTTGGTCTTTTATGTAGCGTTCTTTTACTTCGTCACTCCATTGCGAGTTCATTTCTTCCCCTCCATCTCTTTTATGCGTGCTTCAAGTTTTTTTATCTGTATCCGAGCCAGCGCCAACTTCTGTGTAATTTCTACATAATCTTCCATAGAGATAGACGCGAACTGCACCGTTGGCACTTCATACACACCGGGACGGCTTATCTTTTCCTCCCGTGTGGTCTTACGCATAGCCCGCACATACTCTTGCTTGATGCGAGACTCCATCTCTATGCGGTTGAACTCTTCGTCTTCTGGTGTCATGCGTCCTCCCATTTCCAGCCAAGTAGCTGCTCTGTGTTTTTTATCTGTTCGTCGGTGGGCTTGTAGTAAACCGCAAAGGATATGTATGGTGTTGCCTGTGGATATAGAACCCAACGCCCAACGGGTTTAGGAGATGGCGCAAATGTGTATTCTGGTGTCATTCTTATCCCCTTGCAAATTTCAGGTCTTCAAGTCTTGCGTCACGCCATATATAGTCATCAAAATCAGGAGTCCACCCACCATTAGAGTCCATGACTTCACTTCCCTTTCTATGTATTTCAACTTGCACAACGAGCAATGGTTTTTTAAACCAACGAGTTTCAATGCGGTATCTTGTTTTTCCAGTAAGTTGGTATGAAATCATGCTTGTCCCCTTGCTTTGATTGCGTTCCACACAATAGCAAATAAAACCCAAATAAATGATGCTATAAACAATACTGCACACAATGGGAAAACCCATTCATATCCAGTTTTGCGTACCCCAATACATTCAATCAATGCTTGGCTTACAAAAAGAATACTTGTTATTTGCATTGTTGCTCTAGGCCAAAAATAATCAATGCGTTTCATGCTTGTCCCCTTGCTTTGATGGCATTTGAGTATTCAAGAATGCCTGTCTTCATGTGGTCAAGCAACTCTTGCACGGTATAGGATTGTTTTCCTCCAAAATTCATTGGGTGCAAAATATTTTTTATATCAGCACACGCCTCACGCTCTTTCTCAATAGCCATTTCCACCATCTTTCGTAACTCATCGTCGCAATGAAACACTGGTTTAAACGCCACCAAGTTCACCTCTGCTCGGTGAAACAAATCAATGTATTCTTCTTGTGTCATATGTTCTTCGCCTTAATGGTTGAGTCAGCCATCAATACTGCCCACTCATACGATTGAGCATTGGCAACAATCTGCTTAACTTCTTCTGATGTCAGGGATTTAAAGTTTGTTGGTTTAGTAATTCGTGGGTTCATTAACACCGACATAATTTCATGGTTCTGTTGAACAATCTGTTCGTTCACCGCAAAGATTCGTTGCAACAATTCCGTTGCTTGGTCTTGTGTCATTGGTTGTCCTCCGTTACAAGTTCTTCTGTTTTGCGGTGGTAACAATTTTTGCCGCAGTATTCATCCCAGTTCTTTTGCGTAGTTACTTTTTCTCCGCATCGTGTGACGTAGTGGTAGTTGCCGTCATAGAACCGATACACCTTGCAACCATCCATCTCTGAAATGATTTGTGGCTTGTGCATCTGCGCCAGCTCTTCGTCTGTTGGGCCTGCAACTTTTGCAAGAAAAACAAGACCTCCCAAAAGGAATGCAAGAGTACCAAACACCACGACTGTTGGTAATATCCATTCTTCATTACGATCATAAAAGTTTGGTGTGTACATAGGTCTTTCCGTGTTTATAGGTTCGCCGTAAAGCGTTTTAGGGTCTGTCCAGCCAAAGGCATGGCGGTCAGTCATTTTTGCCTAGCTTTCATCATTTCGTCTGCATATTGATATGCTTTCCCTCCAACAAATTCAAGCGTAGTTGTGAATCTGTTGTCGTTTCTATTTATGATTGCCTGCATAGCCTGAGCCGCAAAAAAATCACGTAAGGTCATGCCGTTGAACTTCTCGTTCTCCTGCGTATAAATAATCTCAAGTGGAAATGCTGGTATATCTTTCATACATACCTCCACACCATTACGGCAAAAGAAAAGACCGCAATCAAGGCCATCAGCACACCTAGATCACTTAAATGTGGTTCCCTGTATGGTCCTGTAAAAATATCTTTATTTACATAGTCCTTCGGGAAAGCCTCCTGCAGCGTCCTTGGAAACATACGAACAGTCGGATGACCTTCTTTTACTTCATCATTCATCATCTGTCTCTCCCTTTAAATGCTCTATCAAATCACTGTAGTCAACACCACGCTCCTTCATGTAACTTTCAATCTCCCGAATGATGAAGTTACAACCGCAATCAAACCCCTCCGCATACTCTATGTTGTCCATTTTTATACCTCCTGTAAATGAATTATACAATAGTCTGTTCTGGTGTCAATGCAAGTCTTGTATGCTACCAGAAAAAAAAGTCAGTGATTAAATCCATCCTTTGAAATCTTTTAACTCTTGACTCATGCCTCTATAACCTTTGCATACAAGTAAAAAGTTAGCCACGATATCTGGTATGTCTGCACCTACTATGTGTCTACCGCACCACTTGTCTAACAAATACTTCTGCCCGTTAGTCAGCCCCTGCTCGTCGCAGATACTTTCTATAAACTCTTCGGTAACTTTCATTACTACTCCCTTGGTGAACGAACGGACTCGGCTGGCAAAACTCTGCCTAGGGGAAAGGATCGCTTTCCACCTAGGCGTAATTCCACTCCCCCGGAGCCACGCTGCAGCATTCCGTGTGGATCAGCGTCATACCAAGTGCGCTGACTATGTATGCTTTCCGTCGCTTGGCAACGTCTATCTCGGCCATACATCCTTATCCCCGCCCCGCAGGACTTGCACCCACGGTTAGAAATAAGTAACCCCCCGATTGCGCCACGATATCTTCTTTGCGCTCTCGTCCCAAGTCAGAACGTTGTAGGGTGGTGGACTGCGGACTTTCCTCTACGCTTCCCTCATGCCACCCAATAACCCGATAGATACTTAGAACAAAGTTAACGTAAGAATAGAAAATAAAAAAGCCGCTTGCAGCTGCGTCCGGTAGGAACCTTACCTAAATACACCACTCGGTACTTAGGTAAAGCGGAACGCATGTGCAAACGGCCTTAACTTCTGTCGCTTCCTACGGCAACGGTTTGGATTATACACATAGCGTTTAACTACGTGTCAAGAAATATTTTGGGGTGAGGGGGAGAATCGAACTCTCGCTGACAGATTCACAGACTGTCGTGCTACCACTACACTACCGACACCGTAGTCGGTTAATGATGATTGGTCTGGGTGGCAGGATTTGAACCTGCGGCCTCGTCCTTCCAAGGGACGCCGTCTACCGGGCTGACATTACACCCAGAGATAGTCGGTCGAGGAAGAGAGATTTTCATAGTGGTTGGATTATATAGGCTAACCAACACGGCTGGAGACTACTGACTTTCTGTGCTGTGTGCATAGCGTCAAACACAATCTCCATGCGTGTTGATATGTTCAAACCATATACACATTATTTAAACGTGTATAAAAAACTCAAAAAACTATACATGAAAAAAGTGGGGATCCGTAGACCCCCACAACCCTAAAAGGAGTACAGCCATGAAAAACTGCAGCTCGATTATATACAGCCCTTCAAAATGTCAAGCGCTTCTTCTGGACTATTCACTACAGCCAGTAAGCCCCCAGTCCATTCATCAAAGAACTTCTGCTCGGCCTCGGTAAGCTTTCTAGCACTCGGCGGCTTGGATGAATCTTTCACCTCTAACAACAAGGTATACCCCTTGTAACCTACCAAAAGATCAGGAACACCATCTCCCATCGTCACTATGCGCACATATGCCCCCGCTTTTCTCAGGGTTTCTACAATAATATTTTGGTTTGCATCAATCCTATTTGCTCTTCTCATATTAATACTTTCGTGGGGTGGCACCTGAAACGTTTCTGGTTCATCAAATACATTGTTCTGGTTGCATTATATGTGTTGACATACATTTGAGCAACTTGTATCATTGCATTCCCGACAACATATAAAGGAGTGGGAAATGATAGAAGACATGAATGTTCGTGATTACCTTGCGGCACATTGTCCTGAGTCTGAGTTACCTCAGCAGATTACTGAAGGGGACATTATGAAGGCATACAACATGACTGATCAGGTTGGCCAAAGGCTTGACCCTGAGTTTAGGAAGACTGCTACCACCATGATGCGTGCTTGGGCTCGTTACAAGTGGGCTGACATGATGATTGAAGCCAGTTTCCAAGACATGGAAAAGAAAGAAGATGAGTAGTCCACAAGAGTACTGGGATGCCTGTCTTATCAAAACATGGCGTAACGACGGAAAGATTTTTGACGCTATGCAGATGTTTAAAAGTATTACAGGCAAAGATCACTTTGACTATGAGCCCAGACTTCTTAGAACCCCATACAAGGGTATGCCTTGGAAGATCAGGATTCGTGTGTTTGCCGCTCAGCATTTGGAAAAGATTAGTGCTCGGCTTTGGGATCAAGACCCAAGTAAAGATGTATTACTTTTAAAGAAGCTTCAGACATCCTCTTATGACACATCTAAACAACAAACAAATGTTGATGAAGACCTAAAAAAAGAAGGTGATGCTCTGCGAAAAAGACGGCTCAGGATAGGCATAGAAGCTTTAGCCATCATGTCAAGAAACAGGAAAACAGATTGGAACATTGTTAAATAAGGAGTAACCATGAAGATAACAAACAAGTTTGGTCTACCAGATACATTTCTAAACGTACTGGCTCGGCCTACCTACTCGAAGGGTAAAGCCCATATCTCTGCTACGGAGCTGATCAACTCTCCAAAGATTGTTCAGCTCAAGCGCAAGCATTGGGATGAGATAGAAGAAGATGCCAGCTCTATGGTCTGGTCGCTGTTTGGCTCTGCCGTTCACAATATCCTTGAGCACGGCAAACAAGAAAACCATATCGTAGAAGAGCGCATCCACGTAGAGTTTGATGGCTGGAAGATATCTGGTGCTATTGACTTACAGGAAGTCTACGAAGACGGCATAGTTATCAATGACTACAAAACCACCACGGCTTGGGCGGTACAGAATGACAAGCCAGAATGGGAAGAACAGTTAAACATCTATGCATGGCTAGTAGAGAAGGCTAAAGAAAAGCCAATCAAAGGTCTGCGCATTGTGGCCATCATTCGTGACTGGAGTGCCCGTGATGCAGTTAATCGGGAAGGCTACCCGCAAGCCCCCGTCGTAATCATTGATCAGCCTCTGTGGCTGTTTGATCATGTAGAGAAGTTTATTCTTGCTCGACTCAAGCAGCATGGCGAGGCTTACTTTGAATCTGAGACAGAAGGCAATCTACCTGACTGCACACCAGAGCAAATGTGGGAAAAGCCTACTACCTATGCCGTGATCAAAGTCGGCGGCAAGAGGGCTAAGTCTGTTCACTCAACCCAAAGAGATGCAGATGCAGATCTGGCTACAGCAGGTAAAGGCTATGAGATACAGGTCAGACACGGAGAGAGAACACGCTGCGCCAGCTACTGCCAAGTCAGCCGCTTCTGCAGCCAATGGCAAAAGTATTTAGAAGAGAACTCAACCCTAGAGGAGATAGTTGAATGAAAGACGCTCAGCTAAGGATGACGGCCATGCAGTTTGCAATTGACGTTGTAAAACTGATGGCAGATGAAGAAGCAGTCATTGTTGCCCACGATGATTTTCAAAAGCTTATTGAGGGCGCAAACGAAATCTACAAATTTTTAAAGGGAGAGTGACATGAAAAGAATTCTTGTTGATATGTCTAAGGCTGAATTGGATTACATCCGTGAAGCTGTAACGGTAAAACACGTTAATTTAATGTCTTACTTTGATACGTGTGAAGAAAATGCAAACCCAAAGCCAAGCTGGGATGAGGTTGCCGATCTTGCAGAAGACGAGTTTGATAAAGAGCTGGCAAAGTTTTCACCCAAAAAGAAACCATTTGTCTACAAGAAGAAAGCACCATACGGATTAAAAAAAGATGGCACACCTAAAGCTAAACCCGGAAGAAAAGTATGACAGTCTATAGAAAACTACAAGCCGCAAGGCACGAGCTGGTTAACTCCGGCATCAAGAAAACAGGGCACAACTCCTACGGCGGTTGGAAGTATTACGAACTAGGCGACTTCATTCCTACAGTTCACAAACTCTTTGACGCAGTAGGTCTGTGCGGCGTTGTAACTTTTGGGGAAACAGCAACCCTGACTGTCTACGACACCGAAGACGGATCCTCCGTCCAGTTCTCCACCCCTATCGTTTATGCCGAGAACAGCAAAGGACAGCCCATACAAGTGCTGGGTAGTACTCATACTTATCTTCGCCGATACCTGTGGTTACTGGCGATGGAGATTGTTGAGAACGATTCTGTGGACGCAGAGAAGCAGGAAGAAAAGAAAGAGCCTGTAAAGATTGAACCTAAACCCAAAGCTACCAAACCACCCAAAGTGGCAGAAGGTACTGGCGGGGAGTGGAATATCGTGATCACTACTGAGCCTAACGCTACAGTTGAACAATGGGCCACTACGGCATTTGATGCCGCTATAGTTGCTTTGACGGCAGCCAAAAGCTTGGATGATGTCATGGCTATCTTCCGTGTTAACAGAAACATATTTGATCGTTTGCGTGCAGACGCAGAGCCAATGTACACAGAGTTAATGAGCGAGTTTAAGAAATACAAGGAGCAATTCAATGTCAGCACAGTATCCTAATAGCGGTCGCTTAGCCCCAAATAAGTACAAAGACAACCCTAAGAAGCCAGACTTAAAGGGTGAGATCAAGATGACCAGAGAGGCTATGCGCCAATTAGCAATGGAGCAGACGGGTGATGAAATCACTATCAAGCTCTCAGCATGGAACATGGATGGTCAGTATGGTCCTTGGCTACGCTTGTCATGGGATAACTACAAAAAGCCAGAAGGGCAAAGCTATCCACCACGGCAAGAATTCCAACAGCCTAGACCTATTGCGCCACCGCCCCGTCCTGAGTATCCTGCGGACAATTCGGATCTTCCGTTCTGATGAATACGCTTCAGTTTGAATCGGTAAAGGTAGCATTAAAGCAGGATAAAACCGGCTATATGCTTACCTTATCTATCCATCCTGACGAGATACCAGAAGACTTGATGCGTGACTTTGTAGGCGCACGCTATCAGGTTGTGATGGTTCGCTTGAACGGAGAGGAAAAGCCTATGAATCGGGAGCAAGAACACGCCCCCGATCTAGTCCGATCTGCTGCACTCCTTTGTAGGAATCCCAAGTTCTGGCATTTCCTGAGCCAGACTGGGCAGACCTTTGATGAGAGCGAAGAAGTGGCTACGACATGGCTAAAGCAAGAGCTCCAGATAGCCTCTCGTGCAGAGTTAAAAACAAACCAAGAAGCCGCTAGACGGATGAAATTTATATTGAAGGAGTTCTACGAATGGACACAAGTAAACGGTTAATTCCGTATTCAGTACATCTCACACCAGAGATCTACGAGAAACTAAAGGAAGTTGCGCAAGAGCGCAGGGCATCAAAGATGGTTCGGGACGCTATTACAATGATCTTGAATGGCAAAGACGAATACAACAGTGGCTATAACAAAGCCCTCGACGATGTTGCAGAAGCTATCAATGCTGATGAATACCTAAACATAATCGGCATAGAAGACGAACCAATATCAGGCAGGATCTGTAAACAACTAATGATGCTGGTTAAATGACAAACAAAGGTACGCTGATATACGCAGGATTAAAAGGATATCGGTGTACCTTTTGTTTGGGTAACTGGATTAGCTTAATGGACGCTGAGGAACATAACTGTGCAAAGCAAAAACAAGAAAGCGCCAAAGCAAGACGAGAAGAAGCACATCGAGAGAATCAAGGCGATGTCATGCGTTATATGCGGGACATCCTCACCAAGCGAGTGCCACGAAATTAAACAAGGACAGTGGTTTACTTCCATACCACTGTGTGCCGATTGTCATCGCGGATCCCACAACGGCATACATGGCCGTAAACATATGTGGAATATAAAGAAGATGGACGAGCTAGATGCCCTAGCCGTCACTATAGAAACTCTCCTACACGAGCTTGAGCACGGAGCTTCTTGAGATTTAAGTTCTTAATGATCGTATCTTCCTGTGCGTGAAGATTCTTGATCCTCTGCTCCTTTTGCTCGGCAGACATCTTGTTCTCAGGCATATTGCTGATTAGCGCAATGTTCTCCCTGATCTTAGCCAAGCCCTTACCAACGTGGTCAATCTGCTTGTACATAGCCAGACGAGCCTTGTTATCTGGCTCATTGGCATACTCTTTGGCCAGATGTGGGCTGCGCTTCTTAATATCGTTCATGGTCGCAGCAGTCTTATCCACTTCTTCCTTGAGCATATAGAAGTCTTTCTTCAGACCATTCTGGTTTTCCTTGGTAATAAATCCACTGGCTCCGGGAACAGATGCCATGATGTCATTCCAAGACATCGTAGGACGATCAACAGTTGGGTCGCTATGCAAGACTTGGTTAGTCAATAACAAAGTAGCACCACCAACAGAGCCAAACATTCCACGGATAAAGTGGTCAGCATTGATGGGAGAGAAAAAACCTGTGCTACCAAGAATCTTGCTGAGCTCAGAGGTAGAGTCATTGAACTGGCGTTCAGTCTCCAAACTCTTCATATGAGCCCCGATCAAAGGCTTTTGCTGGAAGAAGTCATAGTTCAGACCGATCTCAACAAGTGGCTTGATGGCTTGAGGTACAGCCGTAGGCGCAAGGATAGAAGACGATAAAGCAGACAGCAAAGAGTCACGGAACTTTCTGCCGTCTTCCGTGCCATTGTTTGAGAGCAATAGATACATATGCTCGGTAATAACTTTTGGGATGGTGAAGTAGTCATTACGCAAAGGAATGCTCAGTCCGCCAGATCCGGGAATCATCAGCAAGCGGTCACGCACAGTAGTTGGCTTCTTCAGATAGTCATCATCATCCCCGTTCATCATGGCGTAGATCAAAGATAAAGCCATAACTGAAGCAGTAGTTGCCGCCAAAGTTTCAAGCGCAGCCTTGCGCTCTCCGGGGGAAATACCTATGCCCGTGATAGTTTTGTACGCCACGTTCTGGGCGGCAAGGTATGCATTAAAGAATGGGATAACCTGACCAGCCAGCATCATCGCCTTGGAGCTACCACGGCGACGGAAGTTAATTACCTCAAAAGCTTTCTCAATGGCCAGAGACTTGGCTATGTCCTTAGTCTTAGGATCTTTCTCATACTGCTGTAAGGTGGCCTCATAGACCGCCTGACGCACAGCATTGTCTGATGCCATAGAGATATGCTCCAGCATAGACTTGACTTTGTTCCATCCGCCGGGAGGAGACTTAAGACCTGAGTAAATCAGGGCATCCATCCGAGAGGCGTGAGCAGAGAAATCCTTAACGCCAGTAGCACCATACTTCTTGAGCTCTTCATGGGTTTCGCTACTACGACGCAAGGTCTTAACGAACTCCTTGACCGCTAGGACAGGCACACGCAATGCATACTGAGGCTTCAAGCCAGAGGAGAACACGGCGGCAAAGGCATCCTGCGGCAACTGGCTAACAGCAAACAACGGGTTCATCACCACGCTCTTGCGTAGCATATTGCTGAAGGTTGTAAAGAATTTAACAGTAGGTATGGAGATAGCAGCCAGACCCTCAAAGGCATCCACAAACAAAGGATCCTTCATGTTGTAGAACTCTTCCTTGCCCTCACGCCAGATGCGCACATTGTTTGCATCTCTGCTTGGACGAGGTATGCGCTCGGCTACACCAATCTCTTCGGCAGCAGTGACTAGCTGCACGGCGGTGGAATTACGCACAGAACGATTAACAGCGTACTGAGTCCAGCGCATCATGTTGTCGAACACATCATGCACAGGCTTTTGCGAACCACGGAAACCGGGCTCACGAGCCTTGACCATCAAGCCGCTTAGGAACTCTTTTGGACCTTGGTTTCTCTCTATCTGATCGTCACGATAGAATGGCACATAGTCCGCATTGGACATCATAAAGTCTGCTTCGTCTTCGCTCCACAAACCCGTGTCAACCAGAATCTTTATAGTGTTTTCCCTAATACCATTCCATGTTTCAACAACATCGTTAAGTTCTGGGATAGTCTTAAATAACTCTAAGCCTTCTGCAACTTGCTCGTCTGTAAGGTGGATGATCTTTAAACTTTGACCAGCCATCTTCTCAATAGACTTCATTTGTGCTTTTATTTCATCACGCTCTTCTTTGGTATTGGCGTTATCTAAATCAGTCTTTAGCCCCTTCATCTCTGTTTTGGCCGCCTCGATTCTGTTGTTTTCTTTAATCAAAGAAGCCGTGCGCTTTGCTTCAAAAGCATAGTGGGCAACCAGCTCAGCCTCTTGCTTGGTCATGTTGTGCTCTTGCGCAATCGTGTCAAGCTGGCGGGAAAGAGTTAAGAAGTTGAAATTAGATTTAACGCCTTCCCACTTGTGCATCAATGGGTTATACACAAGATTACCCATCGTCATAAACAAGTTACCAAGGGCATCAGCATGAACAGTTTGGCTCAAACTAATGTTGAGCATATCCCGAACCTTGTCGCTGATATCTTTGTTGGCTGCCATCACGGCATCACGGATCTTGTTTGTCAGCGCAGCATCGCTAGAGAAAGCTTTGGTCTGCACATAATCAGAAAACTTGTTCCAAGCCTCACGAGCTTTGCCTGTAGGGTTATCTTTGACATTGTTCCAATAACCTTCTAGCTTTTTTCTAAAACCTTCTGGTGGCGGCTCAACTTTGCGCCCATTACGCTCAAGCATATCCAAAGCATCACGGCCTGCGCCAGTAGCTTTGCTTGTTGGTATCTCAGGCGACTCAACAGCTGATGGAGCTGGGGCATTTACCTTTGGCTTGCCGGGCGGCTCTAGTTTTGTAGTTGGCTGACCAAGATATAAACCACGCTTTTGCTCCAGCATTTTTGCTGTCTCATGGGCTGGAGTTTCCAGCATATTGGCAGAGATGGTTAACAGACGATCCAAAGCAGTTTCATACTTTGCATCTAAATTAAGTAGCTTTCTAACCAGCGTTACTAACTTATTAAGTGCAGTTGTGTTGCCAACTTTTATTGTTGATAAATATTGTCTTGTCAGTTGATTGGTCAATCCCATCGTGACAAGCTCAGGATAGAAAGTACCAGATTCTGTATAGTTACTTTTGTATCTTCTGAATGCATATCCAATGTAATGCTGCTGCTTGTTATCTAGCTTTCCCGCTTTTACATCAGCATCAAATTGTTTTTTAATTAACTTTCTTAGATTATTCATCTCCTTGACTAAAGGATTTTCTTCTCCAAGAAATTGAATTTCAGCCAAAGTAACCGCATGAACAAACTCATGGGCAAGAGTTTCGAATGTCGTCCCTCTTAAACCCCTCATATTAATTGAAAAATTAAGTTTGTTTCCGGGCTCTACTGTTGGGGCAACATTGCTTCTAGCAGACTGGCTTTTTAAATTACTCATCGTGAAGCTCATTGGAACTCCACGACGATCATATTCAACGATCTTGTCTCTAATCTTCTCAGCTATTTCTTTTGAGTAAGAATCAGGCGCAATTTCAACCAAGTTGTTTGCAGCCTCAACAGGCGTATTACCTTTAAATCTTTTCTCAACTTCCTCTTTGGTAAATTCTGGACGAGTAAAAAACTCTTCTTCTTTTTTCTTCTCTTGTTTTTTTGGTTCTGTCTTTTCTGGCGTTAATAAATCAGGCTGAACTTCTTCTTCTGACTTTAAAGACTTAAATACATCTTCTAGCGAACGCTTTGGAACTTCGCCAAACATATCGTTTGCCGGGCGGTTGTGCTCCTCTAATGCGGCATCAGCTAAACGGCTTAACCCTTCTGCCATCTTCTTGCCAGACCTGCCAGCATCCGCAAACATTTGAATAATCTGTTGCGTAAATGGATCTGTGCCAATGTCTGACTGAGCAGCCATCTCTTGAAGATTGATTCCCTTACGCTTAGCGTTAACAACAGACTCGGCTGCCTGAGTAACGTACTTACGAATATCGTACTCGCCAGCCCCGTCTAGCTGCGCCATTTTAGGAGCAACATTTGCCAAGGCGTTAAACATCAGCTTGGCATCTGGATCAATAGTTGCGCTGTATAAATCAATTAACGGCTCATGTCCGTAGGCTTGCCAGAACACTGCATTCATCAAGCGATCAAACGCTCTAGGTGTTGGCTCTCCATTTGTATTTTTTAAGTCTGGATGCTCCGATACTGGCATCGCATTAATGAAATCCATCAAAGATTTAATGGTTGGAGTTCCATCTTCATTAAATTTCAGATCATTAATATCTACACGCTTAGAGTCCTGTTTAGCAGAATCAATCGCAGACAAACCGGAGATACCAGAAACATTAGATATATCAGCTATGTTTGGAGTAACAAATGATTTGGGCATGACGCGAACCAGCACTGGCTCAGCCATTCCCTCTATTGCTTTTTTATCTATTCCGTGAGCAGTATCAGCCAGCAAGTCTTGTTTGTACTTCTCGGCATTGTCTCGGTTATAAGCCTCTTGAATACCTGCCACACGGCCATTGCCTGCAATAGGGCGTATTGCTGGAACGGACATATCACCATAGGTAACGTTTTTAGATCCATCATGGGAATTAGATGGAAGTAATGAGCTTGCTTCAACAACGGCGTACTGCGTAGGTATCTGCGTACCATCAGAAGCCGTGGTCATTTCGTATGAACCCAGATGAGTTTCTGGTAGCTTGGTGTCCGTCATAACTACTGGAGCACCGCTACCAAAGCTTCTTGATACGCTCAAGTCGTTATACCGAGGATCTGCAGCCAGTCCCTGCATCTGAGTGATAGCGGCAGGAGTAGATCTATCTCTGTTTTGAAATACAGTACTAGCCTCATCTTTCAAACCCATGTGATAGTCTTCAAATTGCGAAGACAAATCTTGTTTTTTGGGTGGTGTGACTGGTGGTACTGGCGGTTGGATAGTTTCCTTTTCCGCTTCTTTCTCTGCTTCTTTCTCTGTTTCTTTCTGCGTTTCTTTTTGCTTTTCTGTCGCACCAGCTGCCGTGGGTTTCTGTAATGCACCTAGACCGCCTGCGGTACCTACCGCACCCAAGCTTGCCTGAGCCAGCGTCTTACCCAAGCCAGTAGTTAATTCAGCATTAGGATCAACCTGTTGTTGGGCATAGTTCTGGATGATCTTTCCAGCACCTTCTTCAAGGTTTTCGCTTGGTAATTCGCCAAGAGCTAAACCAGCAGCGTTAGCTAATCTGCTGCCACTCTTACCAGCCTTGCCAGCAAGAGCCTCAGCAAACCTGTGACCGCCGGGCAGATTCTGTGCGGCTAAGGAGACAGCAGCACCAGCTGCACCAGCGCCTCTTGCATATTTCAGCGCACGCTCTCTTGCCTCTGCTTCTGGCACACCATCAGCAATCATCTTGTCGTAGGTTGCCTGATAAGTTTCAGATGCAACATCAGCACCTTGCTGAAGAGAAGCAGTGCCTTTAGCGGCAGCAGCACCAGCGGCAATAGATGCCTTAGTTGCGGCAGCTGCAGCCTCTTTTTCTGCAGCAGTACCTACGGCTTTTCTAGCAGCAGCCTTGGCAGCCGCTACGCTGGGCAAAGCTTCTGGCGCAAGCACGGCAGCAGCCAAAGCAGGAAGTTGTTCTGGTACTTGTTGGGCAATAAAGTTAAGACCAAGACCAAATGGATCTTTGATCGTTTCTCCAACCTCAGTCAGGAAAGCGCTGATCTGACCTTTCTTTTCTGCCTCTTTGACCTTTTCCTCTTTAGCCTGTTCTCTGGCCTTAAGTCCGGGAGACTTCATTTCCTCGCCGTACTGTTGTATCTTCTTGGCGGCGTGCATTACACCGGTGTCAGAAAAGTCACCAGTAGCTAATCCATATAACTCAGGACCAAACTTGGCTGCACCGCCAACGCCAGAGACTAAACTGCCAGCAATATCTTTTGCTGCCTCGCCAAAAGTACGGCTTGTATTCGGAGGGGCTCCGGTGAATTGCTCAAATGAAAACTCTTTTCCGGACGCAGCTGGGGCAGGACTAGCTGGTTTTGTAAAGTCCTCAAATGAAAATTCTTTTGCCATGTTATTCCGCTACAAATTTATTACCATCCCATTTTGCCACTTGACCGTTAGTCCCGGTATATCTTTGACCAACAACCAGTTTAGATTTATCGGTTGGAACTGGGGGCGCAGAAACTTCTTCACCACCTTCGTAAGGATCTCTGCCCTGATGGAAGTTCTTCATCATGCGCTTAGCGTCTGCTAAATCTTGCTGTGCAGCAGCCTTCTCAGCATCATCAAAACCAGCCTGAGCCGCTTTATTGCGTGCAATAGCAGCCTGCAAGATTGCATTAATGCCTTGGTAGTCAAGCTTAGTACTAGCACCAGACTTAATTTGCTGAGCTTTGCGATAAGCCTCTTGCTCCTCTGGAGTTAACTTGGCAATCTCTTGCGCTGTTAAGTCACGATGCTTAGCTTCTTCGGCAAGACGCATACGTATTCTTGAGTCTTCTCCTGCTTGACGCATACGCTCTGCTTCCAGCTGTGTTTTAGCAGTAAGTTCGTGGCCATACATGGCTCCTGCAGCAGTACCAGCAGCCTTATTTTTTTCCTCAAGGCTCTTTAAAACATTACCAGCAATTGCACGCTTTTCTTCGCGTGTTTTGTCTTCAGCCTTAGTAAGGTTTTCCATGTGCTGACGGCTTTCAGCAAAGTCAGCAGCACGCTTCTCGGCGGAGTAACGAGCAGATTCTTCGCCACCAGCAACCAAGCCACCACGGCCAATAGCAGACATGATGCGCTGGAAACGCTCAAGGCTATCGTCAGCCTTCTTGTATTCCTCATGGGCTTCCATAGCCCGTTTGAGAGCATTAGCACCAGCATCATTGTTGATACCCATAGCCTTGAATATCTTTAACTGCTCTTCCATTTCTTCGGTAGCGTTAGTTTTCTTCAAAGCTTCCATCGCTGCCTTTTTAACAACGTCCTCTACTACCGCATTTGTCTCATGGGTGGGGGCTGCATGATGGGCTGGCTTAGTTGGCAATACTTGAGTTATACCGCCACCAGCCGGAGGCGCAGCTGGCTTAGCAGCAGTTGCGCTAACCGCAGGCGTAGTAGCAATTCCTGTACTTGTTGCAGTCGGAGCGGCTGCAGGTGTAACGGGTTCTGTTACAGCTGGAGCGGTTGTCGTTGGAGCTACAGTTTGCGTTAAGTTTGTTTCGGCAGGCGGAGCAACAACAGGCGCAACAGGCGCAGGATTAGCCGCACGAATACGTGGGCTGCTAACATTTCTGTTAGAAAAGAAATCAGATATAGCGTTACCGATACCAGAGAACTGGCTCTCTACCGCTTGCTGCCCTCTTGGAAGTGGACCACGTGGACCAGCTGGCACAACCGGAGCTGGCGCTGGAGAAGCTGCAGCAAGAGCCTTAGCATATGTATCACCAGCGACCATGCCGGGAATGGTGTTGTCTACGTTCAAACTATTAGGATCAATCGTAGTTGCTCTAGGTGTAGGAGGAGGGGCTTTGAATTGCTGTGGCTGAGCCGCTTCTCTGTAGCGGTTCATAGCATCTGCATATGTATTGCCGGGAATAATGCCCGTGTCGCTTTGATATTGAGCAGCAGCCTGATCAAGTTGATCTTTTGTCAATACAGGTTTTTTAACCTTGTCACCCTCTGCAAAAGCAATAATTCCGCCGGGAGCAAACTTGTACATATGGTGAGGCACATGATGCATCAGACCGCCATGTGCTGCAGCAATAGGCATTTGTGGGCTGTACTGACCCATCTGACTAAACGATAAGTCGCTAGTGATAGGAGCTGCGAAAGTAGCAGGACGTACTTGGGGGCGAGTGCCAAACTGCAATGCAGCGTAGTTCTGCATAGGCATAGCTTTAATATCTTGAGGCGCAGGAATGCCAGAATCCTGAGCTACTTGCGGAGGAGCTTGGATAATAGATTTAAGAATTTGATCCATCAGTTGTGCGACTTGATCGTTAGCACTTGCTTTACCGCCAGCTGCAAACTTAGCTATACCGCCAGAGCGCATAGGCACACCTGCTGATTGAGTAGCTGGTACGGGCTGTGGTGGTTGACCGCCTTGTGGCAGAGCAGCAGCAATACCTTGCGGAGCTTGCTGTGGTTGAGGATTGGCTTGTCCGGGCTTGACAACAGCTTGTTCAACTTGCTGTTTAACGCTGGGCTGGTTAGCTTTAGCATTTGAATTTTGATATTGCTGCTCCATGTTCTTGCGACGATTTAACTCAGCAAGCGCAGCGTAAGGAGGAACCTCTGGGTTTTGACCATTCGCATAACCCATGATGATCTGATCGGGCAGATGCTTTAGATCATCCAGAATTGATACAAGATTTATAGACATCTTTAGTCCTTAAAAGCCAACTTTAGAATAATCAACTGCTTTGTATCCAGAGATCATTGTCACAGCATCTGGGTAAACTTTTTCAACTTCATGCGCCATCAAGCCACGGAATCGACCATGACCTGCGGTAGGCCAGTTTTTAAATTCTGGTTTATATTCAAATTCATAAACATTTAATCCATCAGGACGAACTTCAATAAGTTCAATATTTTGTTTTGCACGAATATCTGAAGTTGTACCTCCGCCAGTTCCAGTTGTTCCAGAACTTCCAGTTGTATTGGTAGGTTTACCACCTAATGCCTCAAAAATACCTGTTAAACCAGACAAATCTCCGGCAATCGTAGCCAGCGTAGAAGTGTTTGGCGTAGTAGCTGCAGATGATATGGGCAATGTAGAGAGCATACTGTTCAAGTTGCTTAACTGTGTAGGCAAATATGTATTTTGTTGGTTGAACTGGTTGAGAGAAGCCGTATCCTGAGCTTGCTTGATAGCTTGCTGAGTAGTCCCTGCCGTTCCCAAGGCTTGATTAGAAGCCAATCCAAAGTTAGCGGCTGCTTCATTAGCGGCTTCTTGGTTTTGCTGTGCAGTCAAACTATCCCTGTTGGCAGTATTGAACTGATTCATCGCATTGTTGTATGCGGTGTTGTAGCCTTGACCAATCAAATTAGCTTGCTGAGCTAATAAGTTATAGGCATCTTGACCTTGCAGAACCGCTTGGCGAGTGCCGCCATAAGCGCCCGCTTGGGTAAGCTTACTTAGGTCAGCCTGCTGCCCAATTTGCGCCGTGCGCTGAAGAGCGGCTAACTGGGGATCCAATGAGGCCTGCAAGTACGGATTCATGTACTGATTAGCGGCTTGGGTGTTAAAAGTACCAGAAGTAAACTGGGTAGGGGTTAACCCTGTTTGAGCAATTTGATTAGCGTTAGCAAAGTACTGGTTCTGTAATGCAGAAGGACCAGCAGCCAATTCACCTGTGTAAACAGGAGCTGGAGCATTTGTCAAAGCCGCTTGTTTGGCAACCATGTTAGCCACAGTAGGAGCAAACGTATCATTTAATCCAGTAACAGTAGATGTTCCTAAGCCCGACACGGAAGTGGGAGAACTAACAACACTTCCAGCGGCAAAACCTTTAACGTCACCGCCAGTAGCATAGCCAGCGATGCCGCCGGGCATGAACTTATCAGGGTTAATTTGTTTGCCTTGTTTCTTTGTACCTGTACGAGCCATGCGGATCTTATCCATCATGTGATAGAGCTTTTGTGCGCCAGCATCAGAGTTTCCGTTACCTAAGTGGGACACCACATCCGCAGGAATAACAAACTCGCCGTGGCTCAGCTTGGCTGGTTGAACTCCGTCAATAGACGTATCCAATTTATCAGCCATGCCATCAGTAGAACCACGTAGGTAGCGACCATGAGCAGCAGTAGCAATACCGCTTGGCATAGCCCCGCCATGTGCAGCATTAACAGTGCGTCCTAAGTTCATAATTCCAGCGGGATTTTGCTGAAGATTAGATACTTGGCTTTGCAAGTTTTGAATTTGTTGAGGTGTAGCCACTTGTGCAATACCTGTTGGTTGTGGGTTGGTAAAAGGCGTAATAGCCTGTACGGGTGCTCCTTGATGCGACCAAGCGGTACCAATATTTGCCGCAGGTAGTTGTTGCTGTTGAGGGGCTACTGGTGTCATAAGCGCAGCATCTTTAGCGGCTTGCGCCTGAGCGGCGGCTACTTTGTCTGGAGTAACAAATTGTGTGGGTGTGAAATAAGCCTGACCTTGGCCAGCTTGTCCGGGATTAATTGGCTGGTTAACAGCCACTAAGTTAGGAATACTTACGTTGGATAAAGCCGTCTTTGTCTGATTACCACCCAATAAAGCAGCGACACCAGCTGCTGTAGTTAATGCTGCGGGGCTTAGTAAGTTAGATGGAATACCTGTAGCTTTAGACAAACCAGATAAAAGACCTTGTATACCAGTTGTGCTAATACTATTGGCTGGGAGATTAGGGTTACTGCCGGGGTTATAGGGAGTGCCGTCTGAATTTGTTGCGCCTCTGATAGAGCCATCAGAGTTGTACACCATAGTACTACCATCGTCCATTGTCTGGGTGTATGTACCATCAGTATTGTGTACGGCATCTGGAGGAGGAGTCCAATCAGAAGAAGATGATTGGCCATTATTCTCGTAATAAGTGGTGGTCCCATCATCGACCCATTGTCCGGTATCTTGATCGTATATTAATGCCATATCAAACTCTCCAGTCCATCAATCTTAATAGGTCATCTACTGAGCCGCCTGTAGCGGCCATTGTAGTGCTTTCGCCCTCTTCTGGCGATAGATAAGTTACCCTTTGAGCATCCTGCGGGGCAAGGGTAGTTAGCGCATTTGGATTCAAAAGCATCTCCTCAGCCGCCAGTTCTTGGGCGGGAATTCCAGCAATTTCTAAATCCTTAATATCAAACTTAGGTGCCGCCCTGATTACAGGAGGAACATAAGGTGTATAAGGCGTTTCTATTGCCGCTGTCGTGGGCGTAGTAGTTGTAGTTGTTGTAGGAGTAGTAGGGGTTGTGCCAGTCGTAGGAACAGTTGTAGGCTGTACAGGGTTAAAAATATTCTTAGCATTAGAGCTAGTTAAATTACCTAGCGTAAAGCTATCCCAAAAGCTAGTTGGGTTGGTAGCTCCTGCGTCTAATCCGCTTTCAGCGGCAAACACTCCACCAGTAGGCGGCGTAGTAGGGTTAGAAAAAGCATCAACAATCTGACTATAGGCAAGAGCCACCTCTGTCGGTTGCGTAAATCCAGCTGCCGTAGCGGTTGTCTGCTGAACAACATCGTTCCAGCCAGCCTCTTGGGCTTTTACATTTGCCTGCTTCCAAGCGTCCAGCGTGTCATAGCCATACTTTGTAGCAGTTCCATACGTAGCCGCATCCGTAAAGCCTGCTTTGGTAGCCGTGTCATAAGTCTTTAAATCTGTAAACCCAGCACTTGTAGCTTGGTTATATGTAGCAGCATCTGTGAACCCGCCCTTAGTGGCCAAGGAGTAAGTATTTGAATCAGTAAAGCCTTCTTGTTTAGCCTTGGTAAGCTGATCGTAATCGGTCCATCCAGACTGTTTGGCTATAACATCGTTAGCATTTTGTACCGCATTGGCGGTAATCTGTTTAACAATATCAGTCTGATCCTGCGCTGCTTGAACCTCAGCCTTGGTAGTGTCTTGCCCAAGGTCTTGCGCCAGTGTCGAGTTGTTTTGGTTAACTGTAACAATCTGTTTATTAATATCACCTAGCTTACTTGTGTAGTCGCTGGCATATATAGTCCTAACAGTATTGGCTGCATCAGCACTTTTGTTATATGCGTCATACGAAGTCTGCAATGAATCAGCAGTATCTTTAAGCTTTGCAGCCAAATCATTTGCAATCTTTGCCTGAGCATTAGCATTGTCCGTATCGCTTGCGTCTTTGTATGTGTTGTAACTTTTAACCGCAGCGTTGTAGCTATCGAGCTGTGTGTTGTATGTATCACGGACAGTCTTCAAAGCGTTGTAATCTTTTAGCTCTTGCTTCTGAGCAGGATCAACATAGGTATTAAAGTAGTCCGTCGCTTTAGGCTGAAGATCATTAAACTGATTAATAAGGCTTTGACCTAGTTCATTGTTCTTGTTTATCTGATCTACCTTGCCAGATATGGCTGCTTGCAATGTAGTAGATGCAACAGATGCTCCAATCGCTTGACCTACATCTTTTCCTTGAAGAATAGCTTTAGTCGCTGCAGTAGTTGCGTTAGCAATTATTTGCTTGTCTACTTGGTTAAAACCTTCTTGTGCCAGCTGGCTTGTAATAGCCCCATTAACAGCTCCATCCACTCCAGCAGAAAGAACCTGCTGAAAGCTACCACCCCTAAGAGCGGCCACAGCGGCAGGACCAGAAGCACTGGTAACAATCTGTTTTATCAAAGCAGTATCAGAATACTGAGGACCAAGCTGTTGTAATGTTTGTTGCTCAACAGGAGAAACTTGATTTGCTGCAGCATTAGATATCTGAGCAGAAGCGTAAGACGTAGCTGCAGCCAAAGCTATCTGATCCAAGCTTCCGCCATTTGCAGCCTTCACAGATGCGCTGGCAATAGCCGCATTTGTAGATGCACCAAGACCAGTATCAATCAGACCTTCCGGACCTAAAGCATAGGTCAGGGCAACAGTCTCAAGAACCGGCAAAGGATTATGAACAAAGTTATCTACAGTAACTTCAACAGCTTTACCTGCGCTATTAATAGTTTTTACAATACCCCCGCCAATATCAGATACAAGTTTGCCGCCTGAGTCAATTAAATCTTGAGCTTTTTTAAGAGGGTTTAAATCTGAGCATCCCATATCAATCCTCCACAACTACTCTGTAGCCAGACCTCATACCACCATCCACCTCTTGTCTGATTGGTGTTGCTGTGAAATTTATGCCAGCTCTTTTTAGTAATCCCATGATGCTTTTACTTCTAACATCAGTAACAGATCTTTTAAAGCCAGCAACTTTCATTGCTTGATGGAAATTTTTTAGTGCTTTAATTAAATTTGGAACATTGTCTACAGTAATAATGTAGACATCTGTTACGCCGGGTTCCAATAAATAATAAGCAAACAAAGTATTGCCAAAGCGCATGACACGCATTTCATTGGAAGCTATCTTGGCATGAAGCCCTGCATAGAAGTATTCAAAATTAATGCCTTCTCTCTTGCAGTCTTCCCTGACAATCTCTTGCGTAGTCAAGCGTTCTTTCATGTCTTGACTTTCAAAACATTGTTGGCTGATTTGTCTACATAGACTTGTCCCGGTCTAAGGCTGGAGACTTTAGTTTGATCGGGCAAAGTATTAATGTCAAAAATAATACCGTTGAGAGATAAGATTTGCTGAGCATCAACCTGATTTAAAAACATCCTTAAGATGTTTAATAACTGGTTCATGTACGCTTGGTTGTACTCGGCAGGAGGAACAGGAAAAGCCGGAGGGGTCTGGTTCTGAAGCATTCCCATGATTAGCCCCTCTTACCGTCAGATTTCCAGTCAAACCTATGAATGCCAGATTGCCAAGATAGATTAAGTTGGTTGCTAAATATTTTGAAATAGATCTGTCTGCCCCTGACCCGTGTGTTTACCTGACCAGTAAACTGTTCAATAGGGTATGTAGCCGTTTCTGTAATTGATCCAGAACTGATGCCGCCTACAGATTGGGGTGAGTAATAACCAGAGCCAGCGTTTAGCATTGGGTAAAAACTTATATTTACTTGTGGCGTAGCATTTGTAGAGCCAAGGAAAGTAAAGTCCGGCAAGATACGCCAGATGTATGAAACAGCACCTGATCCGTCTTGAATGTCAAATTCAGAAGAAGTTAAAGATACATTCATTGGCTGAGCTGTACCAGTCTCGTTGTTGTTATATCCATTCTCGTGATAGACCAACGTATTGTTTCCAGTTGCCGCTACAGGATACTGAAATAGTCCATTTTGTAACCATGCAGTACGGCAAAGTGAACCGTAGTACCAAATATCCAATTCGTAGTTGTAAATAACATACGAGTCATTTAGCCCATTTGAAGAAGATGTTGATGTATAGAACCACCATACTTCATTAAACTCTTCGTTTGTTCCAGTTGTAACTTGTAAATACTGGGTTGTATCTATGGTGTCAAAAACATATTTTTTTAGATCACATCTAAGAGTTTTAAGAACACCATCGTAGGTATAGAACTTGCCGTATCCCATCCAATAGGCTTTGCCGTTTGCATAGGCTGCAGCGTTAGGACCGACAATAGACATGGTTTCACCTACAAGGGTAAACGTCCATACAGCTGGTGTTCCTACATACTGTCCGCCGTATAGGGATGAATCAGTAAATACCAAGATTTGCTGGTTCATCTGTAGGGCTGTAACGATCTTTGATCCGTGGGATAGCGGGATAGAGCCAGCTTGATTTGTAGCACTAGGTGTCCATGTGGTCACGCTTTCCTGATCTGACCAACGAACCAGCATGGGGTTAAAGGTCGTACTACCCGTATCGTTTGTACCAAATACAAGTACGAATCTGCTTGAATCTGATACCAATAACCAGTTAGCAGTTAAAGGTAAATCTGTTCCGCCAAACGATAGCGTAGCTGATGCATTGTTGGCCGTTGCCGCCTGAGATAGCGTAAGCGCTGTACCAGAAATAGTGGCTACCGTAGTTCCAAATGGAATACCAGTACCTGTAACTATAGATCCTTGATAGATAGACGTATTGGTTGCACTTAAAGTTACCGACGTAGACCCAGATGAAATAGATCCAGTCTGAGTAGTGATCGGTATAGTGGCCAGAGAAATAGCTCTTGTAGATAAAGAGTTACTACCATACCAATAGTAAATAGCTCCGCCTATGGGGCAGAAAATTAAATCTTGGCCGTAGTTATCTTGTGACCATAAACGTATAGGAGTGCTTTGTGTTCCTCCATTACCCCATGATCCAGCTCCCCAGTTACCAGCTCCCCAGCCTGTTTGACTTTGGGATATAGCTGGACCTGTGTTGATTTGATACGTAGCAACAACAGAAGAGCCACCGCCAACGCCGTTTGCATTTGCCGTAGTGTTAGCTGTAACAGTATAGGAGGTTGGACTATTGCCTATAGTAGTTATTTGATACTGTCCATTTAAAGTAACTCCGTTAAATGTAGTAGCACCGCTAAAGGTTACAAAATCCCCGTTGTTATATCCATCAGCAGCGTCTGTAACAGTTACTATTTTAGAGCCGTTAGATGTACTAAAAGGATTAGCGCCTAAAGTAACAACAGAACGGATTGGGGTGACATCGTAATAAGCACCGCCCAGCTGCATATAAAACTTAAGGTTTGTGCCTACCCCAATATAAGTAATGTAATTTAGTGTTACCCATGACCAAAGGGAGCGGCAAACACCTAAAAATGTGGCAACAGTAAGAGGTATCCAACCGCCTATGCTCTCAGGCATACCTTGGCGAAAGCGCACAAGATTAGATTCGTACCATCCAGTAACGTATCCAGATGCGTTATTCACACCCAAAAGTTGTGTGGCGTATCTGGTATTTTCCCTGTTAACACCGGGGCGAACAACGATATCTTTTAATGGCACTTTGATACCTCATATTTAGCTGTGACCATTATCCCATCAGGACTGTAGGGCGACAAGGGCTTGATTGGTGTGAGAGATGCGTTCCTCTAGACCAATAGTTCCACCATTTATCTTCTTGGTTAAATTGACCCAATCGGTAGCCTCGGATAATGCGTTGCAGTTGTGGGTTGACCAGAACCATCCGGCAGTAAGAGCGGCAAATTTAGGGGTAGCCACAAGATCAGGGTTGAGGCCAAAATCAGTCCCCAATGCCTGACCAGCATGAAAATAATTACTATACCCAGTAAGCTGAATGCAGCCACGACCACGGAAACGATAGCCGTCACCAGAAGCTTCGTCACGGTTGCCCATGCGGTTAGCGTAGACATTATTTGCGATCTTCTTAGGATTACCCGCATAAGCATTAGCCACCTCCAATGTAGGAAAACGTTTAGGCCATAGCTTCATTAGCGTAGCAGCCTTGTAGTTGAGGTTCTCCTCAAGGATGCGGAAGTTCCCGCACTCATGCCCACACTGCCCAATAAAGGCAGCCTGCTGTCTGGGTGTGTTAATTCCCCATTTGGAAAAGGTTTCGTTTAGGGCATCAACCCATTCTGGGCCAATGTGTAAACGTTGTAGCTGACTAGCGCTGAGCATTGACCTTCTCCATTACTTGTTGGTAGGCGGTGATGCAGGCGTTGAGTTGCTCTGTGTTTCTGTCCCCTTGGGCGACGATGGCTGCAATAGCTGCGAGAGTCTCTCTGTCAGATTCGCTTCCCGCTTCGTTCCGATCTCCACTGGGAGCGGGGGAACTTGCATTGGTTTGTACGCAACTTGTGGCGGGGAGCCGCAGCTTGCCAGCACGGATAGCACGATCAAGACTAGACTGTTTTTCAGTAATGGCATTGTTAGCCTCCTGTAACTTGGTTGAGTTTTCGTTAAGTTGTTTAGTAAGTTCTTGCTCTTTGGTACGGGCTTCTTCGTTCTTAATAGCAATCTCTGCTTGCATTTCTTGGTCACGCTCTGCCCATCCTTTATGGTGTCCATAACCATAGAAACCTAGAAAAGCCAGAACTACGGCTAGGATTACATAGGGATTCATAGCTCAGCCCTCGCTGCTGCACGCTCATGCGCAATTTCTTCTTTAGATGGATCTATGTAGTCTGGCGGAGTAGTAGGGGGAGGAGGCGCTCTCCATTCCTCATCTAACGGTGGATTTACCCATATTGGCAGATTGTTGCTAGGCACAGTTGCTGGCGTAGTTGTTAGACCGGGTGTAAATGTTGGGGCAGGTGGGTTCACCTTGTCTGCTACGGCCTGCATTCCCTTGCGAGACATCACGCCACCAATGCCACCCACAATAAGCAAAACAATATCGTTGAGCATCTTGGCAAACGATTGGTCAATAGGTGCCATGCTCTTGATGGGCTGGACCACAAAGGCCAAGCTGTAAAGCATGAAAATAACTATGCCAGCAAGAATGATAGTCACGATTAGGACGACGCACGCCCAGACTCGTACTTCAATTTCCTCTGCTGTCAGAAGCCGGTTGAGATGGAACTTGAACACTTTGTTTCTCCAGTACGGGGGCTACGAGGTAATCAGGGCAATCTTGGGTGAATAGGCAATCAGGGCGTTGGCAACGCTTGGCTGAAAAGTTTTTTGGGTCTTGGCAGTAATACCGATAGCGGTCTTCGCAACCCACTAACAGTAACAACACCAACAAGTATTTCATTTTGATTCTTTCAACTCTTGTTTAAGTTTGCGCAACTCTTTTATTTCCCGTTTGAGTTGGGCTTTCATGTATAGGGTTTCTACGTATGCTATTGATGTAACTCCTACAACAATACATAGCGTCACCGCAGTTAAAACCCACCAGACAAGTTTCGTAGTTGCCACATTAGCCACCCAAAAAACATAGATATAAACATCACGGCAATCACCCCACTTGTTATTTCAATAAACTCAATTTCCTGTTGTTCCTTGCGCCATCTAGCTTGTCTGGTCTTGCGGATCATCTCTGCCCTAGCCCATTCCTGTTCACGTTCAATCTTGCCATGCATCACCAAGAATCTGCTGTACAAATCCTTTAACTCTGCTGGGGCGTACACCATTGCCTCACGAACCTGCTCCATCATCTTCTCCATTTGAAGCTCAATAAGCACCCGCTCCACCGCCTTCTTGCTGGTGTTTTGGGTTGGATCGTAGTTGGTCTTGCTCTCCTCTTCTAGTTCAATGTAATGGTTTGTAATCGCTTGTTGTGCGTCAAAGAGGACGCCGAGGTTTGCGCCAATTTCGCTGATGAGCTTGAGTTCAAGTTCCTCGTAGGATTGCTGTTGCTTGGCTGTGGCCTTCTTTTGCGCCACAGGCTTGGGGGCATCTTGGGTTGGTTTACTAGTGAATAGACCAATGAACCAATCAAAAATGCCTCTGATTGCCTTGACATCTCCAATGACTCCCTCGACTGTTTTCTTAGCACCTTCGAGTTCCATTCTCCCCTCATGGAGCATTGCACAGCCTTGCTTAATAAAGCCAACTGCCGCTTGTGCCGCCATAAGGAGAGAGAATGGGTCAATGGCTTACTCCGCTAACTTGTCTTGTGCTTCGGCTTGGGCTAAAGACTCTTTGAGCATATTAAAGAATGTATCCCTACCGACTTGAAGCTGGTCAAGATTAAACCTTGCAGATGCAGTCTTGCGGTCTAAATCCACAACGTGGTCTAGAAGCATCTTCTGCTGGTCTGTAAAAGTTGCGGGGTCATACTCTGTGCCGTCAATCGTAAGCTGAGGTTTTGTGTTGTTACTCATCTTAGTTCTCCTTTTCAAAGTTATTGGTGATTGGCAAAATTGCCGTGGTATTTGTAGCGCATAGCATTTGCAACAAATTTTGCGTAATCAATATCATAATACTGACCAAAATTTTTATGTTTTCCATTTACTTTTAACTCAACGCACCATTTTTTGTTACGTTTAGACCAAGTTACATTTTTAACGCCAGATGTATTTGTTTTTGGTGCAGGAACATTATGTTGGTTTTGTTGATTTGTTGCAGGTCTTAGATTTTCAATTCTGTTATCTGAACAATCACCGTTTATGTGATCAATCATTTCAGGAAAATATCCGTGATGCATTAAAAAAATAAGCCTGTGAATTTTGTACTCTTTGTGATTAACCATAACCCGCATATATCCTTCGTGGGTTACGCTTCCAGCTTTTGAACCTGCCTTAACACCGCGTTTGCTAATTTTCCAATAAAGCATTCCGTCTCGGTATTCAAACAATTCATTTGCTTCTTGTTTGGTTAACATTATTTTCCTGCGGCAATAGCAGAGTTCAACGGGCTTAGGTCTTGGTCTGTCCAGTATGTCTTTGCGACCATTATTTCCAAATGGGCAACATTACGAGCCAAGCAGTCTGCCCAATCTGCGTCTGTCATGCCTTCTGGCTTTCCAGCGTTGATGAGGTGAACCGAATCCATTGCGGCACTGTAGTGCTTTGCAATTTCTTCTGCTGTTGGTTTTTCAATAGTTTCTGACATGGTTTTCTCCTATTAAGGGTGGGTGGATTTGTACTCTTCAAACTTAGCATTAAGTTCTTTGATGGCGTTAATTAAATGCCATGTGATGTTTGTAGCATCAACAGACATAACACCAGTAGATTCTGTTTTTACGCAGTCTGGCAATACTTCTGCAAGTTCTTGCGCTATTAAACCTAGTTGAACACCTTTGATGTCAATAGCGTTTTGTGGTTCTAATTCTGTAACTTCTTCTGGCAAACGATATTCAAAGTTACGGACTCGTAATTGAACAATCTTGTCTAAACCTTCAGTATGGTCAACAATGTTTTTCTTTAATCGCTGGTCAGAAGTAACAGACCAAAGTGTAGAGTTGTTGCCTTGATATACGCCACCGCCATTAGGATTGATAAAACCAGTTGAAGAGCCTTTACCAGAAACACTATTATGTGTAATAACAATAGAATTTATATCTCCACCAGCAGATGTAGACGCACCATTACCAAGCAATACATTATTTGAACCAGTTGTTAAATTAGTTGTTCCGTAACCCGCTTGTAGACCAAGAATTACATTTCCACTGCCAGTCGTTATTGGAAAACCCGCTTGGTATCCAATTATTGTGTTACTTCCACCAGTAGTTTGGCTATATCCCGCCTGATACCCTACTGCTGTGCTGTTAGATGATGTGGTGTTGTTGTATAAAGAACCACCACCAAATGCAATATTTTTAGTCCCAGTAGTGTTGCTAAATAAAGCGTAACTACCAACAACAGAATTATCATACCCTGTGCTTGTTAAAGTCCCAGCCAAAACTCCAGCAAAAACACTTCCATAATTTTCAGAGGCATTACCTTGAAATGACTTACCAGCCTGAAAACCTAATGCTGTAATATAACCAAGCGTGTTTATTGTATAACCAGCCTGATGACCAACGGCAGTATTGTACGAAGTTGTTGTATTTGTATATAGAGATTGATAACCTACTGCTGTGTTGTTAGATGCTGTGGTGTTGGAGTTAAGGGCTTGGGTTCCAATTGCCGTGTTGTTGCCGCCAGTTGTCGTGCTGATGGCGGCGTAATACCCAACAGCGACGTTGCTTGTACCAGTGGTATTTTGAGACAAAACGTATTTTCCAACAGCCGTGTTGGTTGCGCCTGTTGTATTGCTGTACATGGCATATGTGCCAAGTGCCACGTTGCCAGTGCCGCCGTTTTGTGCGTTCAGTGCGTAATAACCAAGAGCAGTGTTGTCACTACCCGTAGTTTCGCTAAACAGAGACAAATAACCGACAGCGGTATTGCTTTGACCCGTGGTGTTACTTCTACCCGCATTACCACCAAAAAATGCATTTTGATTGCCTGTTGTGTTAGCGTATCCTGCTTGGTAGCCCACGGCAGTGTTGCCACTTGCTGTGGTGTTGTTAAACAACGATTGCATACCAATGGCGGTATTATTTCCTCCTGTTGTTAAATATGGTAATGCGTTATAACCGAGGCTTGAGTTATTAGAGCCAGTTGAAGTATTGACGATTGGGCCAGAACTTGCTCCAACATAAGTATTTTGAATACCTGTTGTTGTTGTAAATCCTGCGTTGTAACCTAAATAAGTATTTACTGAACCTGTACTATTGCTGTATCCTGCTTGATAACCTACTGCTGTGTTGCTAGATGCTGTGGTGTTGGAAAGAAGTGATTGATTTCCAAGAGAAGTGTTATAACTGCCTGTTGTGTTGCTTACTAAAGCGGCTTGACCTAATGCGGTATTTACAGAGCCTGTTGTGTTATTTCCTAAAGTGTTAATACCAATAGCCGTATTGTTTGTACCCGAAGAACCAGATGCGCCACTAAAAGCCAAATAGCCAATAGCGGTGTTTGAACCTCCCGTTTGGTAATACCCCGCTTGATAACCTACTGCTGTGTTGCTAGAGGCTGTGGTGTTGTTATTTAATGCGCCTTGCCCTAATGCCGTATTGTTTGCGCCAGTTGTGTTTGCATATAAAGCAGAATCACCTATACCAGTATTAGAAGATGCGCTGGCTATAGAATTGTAGCCTGAATAACTACCAATATAAGTATTGTAGTTATCGTTAGATTTATAACCAGCCAAATAACCAACAGCCGTCAATCGAGTACCTGTCGTATTACTATACCCAGCCTGATAGCCTACGGCAGTGTTGTTTGAGGCTGTGGTGTTTGCATTTAATGAACTTGCGCCAATAGCCGTATTTGAACTACCAGTTGTATTTGCACCTAAAGCGGCATCGCCCATTGCGGTATTTGATGAACCAGAAGTATTGGCTTGTAATGCAGAAACACCAAACGCATTGTTAAAGTTTCCAGTAACAGCCGCACCCAAAGCAACATATCCAAAAGCATTGTTTTGCGAACCAGAAGTTAGGCTCTTTAATGCTTGATAACCAAAAGCAGAATTAACTGTTCCTGTTGGAGATGCACTTAATGATTGATAACCAGCAACAGTACTATATGTATTTGAACCTGTGCCTTTACCTACTGTTAGACCTGAAATAGATGCGTCATTAGTAGATGTTAGCGTTGTGCCGTTGAATGTCAAATTAGCAGAATCTGCCAATAATCCGCCCGTACTAGCGTAAGTCACACGACCAGAAGTCAAACCTGAGTCGGTGATTGAGGTAGCTGTAATAGCTCCAAATACGCCACTAGATGCAATTTTTACAAAGTCGCTTGCTACGCTGCTCCAATACACAATCGCTTTTTCGCCGTTGGCAATTGTCACGCCAGTAGTAGGACCCGTACTTCCGCGAACCGTAATACTGTAGCCGCCTGTAGTGGAGTTATTAACCACGTACATCTTGCTTGAATTTGGGGCGTTAATGTTTCTGTTTGCAGTTCGTGCTCCAGTACAAAGCAGCTGCATATATTGCGCTGTTGTAGAGTTTGGAGATGCTACGATGTTTGATCCTGCACTACTACCGTTTGTAATGGTCAGCGTGATATCTGAATCTTGAGTAATGTTATTTGTGCCAGCAATACCGATGTCTAGGTATAACGTAATGCCAAGATTGACATCATCGCCCCATGTGCCACTTTCAGTTCCAGTGACTGGCTCTGCTAAACCTAGTAATGTTGTGTAATTAATCGTCATTTCATTTCCTATTGAGTAGGCACATTAATCCAGCTTTGTGACTCATCATCAGATACAGCAGCCCAATTGGGCGAATCTGAATTTGCCACGTTAGTCCAAGTTGGTGTCTGCGTTGTGTCAACACTTGACCATCCGGGACTTTCAGCATTACCTACATTTTGCCACGAAGGAGTCTGGCTGTCATCAATCAAACTCCAGTAACTTATACCTAAAACCCCAAGGTTTCCTGTAGCACCTACACTTGTTAACTGGGCAGTCCTGCTGCCCATAGTTACAGTTCCAACCAAGCCGTTTGCATTAACTCCAGTTAAAGCAATTGTTACATTAGATCCTAGCGTTCCTACAGCTCCACTAGCCAACACAGAACCAAGTGGCACAGATACCGCGCCTACCGCTCCCGCCGCACCAACGCCAGTCAAATTAACTGTCACGTTAGAATTTACTGACCCAGTTACGCCAGTAACACTAACTCCAGATAATGCGTATAAATTACTTTGGGTTACAGATCCTACATTTGCAACAGCGTTTACGCCCGTCAAAGCTATCGTGATAGATTGCGTAACACTACCAACTGCACCAGAAGCACCCACCCCTGTTACAGCATCTGTATCACCTTCAGTTAAAGTTCCTGCGAATCCAGAGGCACCTACACCCGTTATGGAAATTGTTATATTGGGAGTAGCAAATCCAGCGAGGCCAGAAGCATTTACGTTAGATAAACCCTGAGTAACAGCGGCTGATACTGTTCCAGCCAGACCTGTTGCATTTGTACCGGATAGATTTGTATTTGAGTTGGGGTTTACCGATCCAGTAAACCCATTTCCTAAAACTCCAGATAAAGCTTGTAAATTATTAACAGAAACAGTACCAGCAAAACCTGATGCCTGATTACCGTTAATTGTTATATTAATTTGCGGCGTAACTAAACCAGCAAAACCAGAAGAATTAACGCCAGTTATAGGGACAGTTAAATTTGTAGAAACCGATCCAACCGAACCAATAGCTACATTTCCTACATCTCCATCGGTATTGTTTGCCACAACTTGGCCAACCGAACCAGATGCAGGAACACCAGAAATATTAGTTGTGCTTTGCCCTGTAATTGAGCCAGTTAAACCATTTGCTAAAACTCCAGATAATGCAGAAGTATTACTAACTGCAACTGATCCAGTGTTTCCGGATGCGCCTACTCCCGTAAGAGCAATAGTGATATTGGGGGATGTAGAACCTACTGCGCCGGAAGCAGCATCACCTGTTAGCGGTACACCGCCATAACCCCATACGCCAGCACCCCAAGAGCCACTGCCCCATCCGGCCATAAATCACCTATTAGGTGGTGGACAAGCGCAGCAAAGCAGTTGTCGTAGTGTTTGAAGGCATTGTCAAAGTAAATGTTCCAGCTGTAATTGTTTGTGAACCAAAAGTATGGACGCTTACGGCTGCATTTGATTGAGTTGAGTTGTAAATTAATACAGTATCAAAAGCTGTAGTCAAGGTAACTGTTGAGTAAACCAAGTTTGCAGATGGAGTCCAGTAACCAACACCTGCCGTAGCTGATGAGTTAGTTGATGCTGGAGGTGTAGCATTTGTTACTGTAATGCCACCGGCTGTATATCCCGTTCCACTTACCTCATTGGTTGCAGAATAAGCTGTAGTAGCAGCATTTATGGTTGCCGTAGTTACATACAAAGCAGCTTTAAATGTATCCGCAGCAGAAGTTCCACGGGTTGGTGCAGTTCCAAAATTATGAGTCGCAGTCATTAACTGGCTCAAGAAAGAAGTGCACATTGATTGGGTGTTACTCACAGTATTCTCCTTAAACTATTGATGCGGCAATTAAATCCGCGAGGGGTGATTTTTTTAAAGTTACATGAGCCGAACGATGGACTAACTCTGCGTCTTTCCAATACTCAACCCAAGTGGTTAATTCATTGTCGTCTTCAAATGTTCCCTCTTTTTTCTCCAAAAGAGAGTCATCCATTTCACCATAAATTGTTGTAACAAGCATTAAGCACTCCTTATTAAAGCTGTGTTATAGGCATTAGCAGGCATGGTCACAGTAAATGTATTGCTACAAGTCTTATCTGAGCCAAAGTCAATTACCGCAATAGAACTATTGCTTGCTGTTTGATCGTATATCAAAGCGCATCTAGCCGTAAATGCAGCAGGACTCCAAACTACATTGTTCCAGTTCATGTACGCAATACCTCTAGTAGCATCAAAGTTAATGCTAATACCAGTCATTAATTTACCACCAGCTGTGTAGCCAGTACCAGTAACTTCATTTGTAGAGGAATAAGCAGTAGTAGCTAAATTAAGATTGACGTTACCTGTATACAAAGCCATATATATTGAATCTGTTGATAGATTGAATACACCACCTTTGTACAGGTTGTACTTAAAACTTGTAGTTTGACCTTGGACTATGCTCATGGTACTGGCTGAATCCTAGTTTGACCAGAACGGTATGCATCTTGACGATCCAAACCATCTCCAAGGCGTTTAGCAATAGCAAGTGCTTCTTTGTATTTGTTGTCGTAAAAAGCAATTAATTCTTTATCGCCCTTTTGATATGTATAAGCCTCTACCAAAGTTCCGTACAAAAGAACAGTATCAAAGTTATTTCCAAGCCAAGACTGGCCTGCAGCATTAGTAATGGTCAAAACAGGGACAATAAATCCAGCGCCTGACCCGCCCAAATATGTATTTGCGACAGTCAATGAATCGCCAACAACATAGCCAGTGCCACCAGACGTAATCGTTGCAGATGTAACCACACCCGCAGTTACAACAATACTTGCATAGGCATAAGCGCCTGTTCCGCCTGATAGTGGGACGTTGTAGTAAGTGCCGCTAACGTATCCGCTGCCGCCATTTGTAATTGTTCCAAGCGCCGTGATAGGTGCTTGAATTATTGAATCTGGGTAAAAGAAATAGTGCAGCTCTGCTAAATATGCTTGGTCAGGAGTAGGTCCCAACATAAACGACAAATACAAAGGAGCAGAACTTTGCGGGCCAAACAAAGCATAATGCATTGGTTTATTTTGATAGCTCGACGTTGGATAAGCCTCACGAATAAAATTAACGTCTTTATTTAATAGATACAAGTAGTCAGTCTGAAAAACTATGTTTCCAGATACAGCACCGATGTTGTATTGGGACAAAGTAATCGTAGTACCAGATACGCTTAGGACTTTACATTGAACACCAATGTTTGTTCCAGAAACCGATTGACCAGCAAATATGCCAGTACTAGAAGCAACGGTAATAGTATTTGTACCAACAGAACCTGTGCCCGTTGTAGTAGTACTTGAATATACAGCCAGTGAGTAAGGAGCAAGAAAGTCATTAGGACAAGATAGGTATGAATTACCAGCAGTCAAAACGCCCGTTACATTTTTACGCAAAGAAGGAAACTGAACAGAGTTAAAAACCCTCTGTTCAGCTTGTTCAATAAACGTATTGATGTCAACTGTAGGGAATGTGTATTCCAAATACGAGTTAACTTCAGTAACGAGCTGGCTGTAATTCATGCCATCGGGCCTCTAGACATAAAGCCACGCTCAGCAGCTCCAGCACCACGCATTTTGATGCCTGTTGTCTTTACAGAATCTCTATCTGGATCACCCATACTTACACGACGGGCTGGCATTCCACCGGGAGTGGACTGTTCAGCAGTCATATTGTTTGGATCAGATGGATATTCAATAGTTTTTGCTTTTGCATTAACTGGTTTATCAGTCATTGTGTGTGGCTTTTGGTATTCAACAGCAGGTCCGTTAAATTTACCTTTAGCCTTAACAATAGCAGGACTGTTCTTTGTGGTTGGTTTAACCAATTTAGCTGTAGCCATATTAGCCTCCGCGCTGGTAATTTGCTCTGGCCATATTACGGCCAACAGACTTCATGCTTTCAGAAGCTACACCAGCAACACCACCTTTGGCGTAATGTTTAACTTTTCCGCCTTTTTTGAGCTTGCTCAAGTCGGTTTTCTTATGCTCATGTAACTGTTTATCGTGCATACTAAAAGCTTTTTTAATCAGCTTTTTGTCTTCTTTGATGTCATCGTGTTTGGCCATCATTAGCTCCTTTAAGTTAGAGAAATTGTAACTGTACCCACTGGATTTGTGGAGACTAAATTGTTTGGTGTCAACACAGAATCAAACTGTGAAGCCCCTCCAATAGGGTTCCATCCCCATTGAATATCACGTGAACCACCAGCAGGAAAACCCAATATGTTGATGCCAGAAGTAACATAAGTAATGTCTGGTCTAGGTTGACGTACCGCCTGCGGATCATCTACTGGATACATACCCAATTGAAGTTGCGGTTGGTCTGGGTCCCAACACTCAGGACAAACTTTTAACTGGTAAAGCTTGGTCTTAATGACCTCCATCTTAAGTTGGCTGAGCTTATACCGCTGTCCGCATCTGTCGCATTCAGCAATCGAATACTTACCTGATGCGAATCTATTACCCATTAGTAAGCTCCGCCACCACCGCCCAAGAATTGCTGCCTTGGCACAAACCGGATGGCTGCCTTCTCACGATCCTCTCCAGCTGCCAAATCAAATTGCTCATCGTATGACTGTTTAAGCATTTGTACCCTTGGCATTAACTCCGGCACTTTCATGGAAATGTGGTACGCCAATCCTGCAGCTACTGCTGGCAAGAACCGGAAGTTCATGTCCTGCACATTTGGGCCAGCCCCTGCATCCTGTACACGACGCAAGCGCCAGTATGCAAAGGTATATGTAGTGGAGTTGTCTGGTGTTGGCCATACAGTAACTGCCGGTAGTTTAGGAACATAGACCGCTGCGCCCAAAGAATAGGCGGACGCTGTGGTGTTTGCTTGTGCCCTAAAGCAATTCTGTAAAGTGTTACCAGAGATGTATGAGTAATAAATAATCTCTCCGCCTGTAGAGCCAAGTTGGATATAGCCGTTTGCAGCCAATCCTACCGTGCTAGAAAGCGTCAAAGATGTATCTGTAGTACCTATGGCTGCCGCCAACTGAATTGTCGTTGTAGACGTTTCTCCAGACATACGCTGTACCCAAACTTGAATAGGACGAGCCTGTGTCAGTTTGTTGGGAATAGTCGCATAGGTAGAAACACTAATACGAGTAATCGTCAGGTCAGACTGGTTAGAAGTACTGTTAGCGTTTGTACGGATAACGTGATCTAACAAATCAATCGTATCCGTTGGCAAAGGATAAGTGTTTAATCCGGGTGTCAGGGTAATCGTGCCCTGATCAATCGTCCACATATTGATGCCACGGTTTTGCCACTCGATGGTCATCAAGTTCATAGACCTACGCGCAGTGCGTAGATCGTAACCAGTACGCATTTCACGACCAGCTCTTTCCCAAGCCTCCTCTGCTATTTCTGCAAAGTCAAGGTCAAAGCTGGTCGTTCCAGTGGTAGTACCGGAGTTGATAGCCATTATTCAGCGCTGGGTTCAGCGTCCGTGGTTGGCTCTTCAGCAGGAGTTTCTTCAACTACAGGTTCTTGGGCTGCAGGCGTTTCTTCATCAGGAGGACCGCCAAGTTCAAAGTCTTCTGGATTTACCTTTACATCCAAATTGTGGATGGCATCTAAAAGCTGATCTTCTACGGCGTTGTAAGCACGAAGATGTTGAAGAGCAACATGATTTAGTTGCTCAAGAATATATTCTGCTTCTTGTTGAGTTAGTTGAATCATTTCTTTTTCCTTGCGGTTTTAGCCGATTTGATAAAGTCTTCTTTGGTGGGAGCGCCTTTAGATCCAACTTTTCTCATTTTCTCTTTAGAGCCGTGGGCTATCCTCTCTTGCTTCGCATGGATATTGGCATACAAACCAGCCTTGCCGCCCTTAGAAAACTGCTCAAAGTCAGTGTCATCACGACGCTTCTTTATCTTTCCCTTTGGCATTTTGGACGGGTTCATAGCGCCCATTCCTCTGCTAGACATCATTTGTGCATCCCCCTAAGAGTCTCAGCTAAGCGTGCTCTTTGTCCAAGTTTCCCCGGAGCATGAGCAGCTTTAGCCAATTTCTTGGCTGGAATCTTTTCACCAGCAGGTACACCCAATTGCTTGTGCAAAGCTCCTGCGCGTTTGATTGCGTGTTGAATCCATTTCTCAGCCATGATTACTCCTTAGCAGGCAGAGCCGCCGTGACGCATATGTTTCTGATGCTTGTGCAAATGCTCAACAGCTTCATGGTGCTTGTGGTGTCCAGCAGCGTGTTCACCATAGTGCTCGTGATGATGCACATGACCACCAGCAGCGTGTTCTTTCAAATGATGAACCATGTGCTTGTGTTCATGCTCATGTGGAGCATGGCCGTGAGGATGGATTGGTGCGTGATCGTGTTTCATATATTCACCTTATTTCTTGTGATGCATTTTGGCTTTGCCGCCATGCTTCATGCCAGTTGTAGTGCCAGCCATCTTAGGCATCATGGCACGTGTGTGACCTTTTTGCTGGATGCCGTGTTCGCCATGCGCACGCTTTTTCTCGCCGTGCTCAATAGAAGACAAACCCTTCTTCATTGTGCGAACTTCTTCTTTCATTTCTTTTTTGCCGCCAGAAGCTTTCTCAATCACTGTGCCATCAATCTTTCCACCTTTGGCGTAATGGTGTTTGCTACTAGCTTTGCCACCGTGCTTGAGTTTTTTCTCGCCCATGTCTTTTGAGTGAGGTTCTTCATGGCCACCATGTTGAGCCATGTGGTGTTCAGCCATAGCCAAGTGGTGATGAGCCAAATGCTTGTGGTGGGCTTTTGTCAAGCCACCATGTTTCATGCCGGGGGCTGCGCCCATAGCACTGGGAGGAGCCATAGGAGCTGCGGGAGCTGCCATAGCTGGACGAGGGGCGCGACGACGAGCTGCTGCCGCACCCATTAATGCAGCCATTGCAGCCGCTGCTTTCGGACTAGTTGCCATATCACCACCTCTTTTAAAATGTTTGCCTTTATCGGCCTCTACAAAATCACGCCCCACGGATTGTGGAATGTGAACCTTCTTTGCAAAAGCCGTATTATGGGCTATTGCTTCCATAAAATTGTGCTGCTTTTTGCTTGTGCTAGGCATTATTTCCCCGCTGAAATAAGCTGGTCAATCTTTGCTTCAAGCTTGTTAAAGCGTTGGTCAATGTGGTCAGTAATTCTTTGAACTTCTGAATTAGTTGCGTAGTCACGTGCTACCTCCTCGCGTGTGCGGTTAAGCAGGATTTCAACCCGCTTTAATTCATCTGATTTCTCTTTCAGTATCCACATGAGAACAGCTGAAAAAGCAGATAAAAGTGAATTCCAAATTACCATTTCCATCTCAGCAATTCCACTTACGTAAACTTTTGTTAATCCTAGAGTTCGGGTCTTTCGCCGTTTCTAAGGATGTTAGCTTTTTCTTCATGCCCTCCATCCGGGCGCAGAAAGAGTCTCGCCTTGATCCGCCTTCTGGTTGCGGCGGTTTCAAGTTGTGCCCTTCTTTCTTCGCAGAGGCTCGGCCCTTGGCGTTTAAGCCGCCATTGGGGTTCTTGCCTTCCTTGCGTTGCCATGCTGGAGTAGCCATATTAATTACTTAATAGATCAGTAATCAAAACACCGCCAATGTTAATTCCCACGGTACAAGCCGTAGTAGCACTGGGTGCAATCTGCCATTGAACATCTGTGCCAGCGGGATAAACAAAAGGAAAATTGCGTTGAATGTTATATTGCTGAACAAAAGGCGTTTGAACAACTACTCTTCTCACCAAGTTGGCTGAAGAACTTAATATATTTGGATACTGTGCAACTGCTCTATAAGTGCAGTAGTTTGCGCTATTACCTGTAAATGAACTATTTGCAGTAAATCTTGTTAACTGTAAAGAACTATTTGCTGGAACTGTATAAACAGCCATTTGAGATGTTCCTAAACTTACAGTTGATCCATTGTAAGTAGTTGTATTTATTTGGGCATATTCAACTGCACCAGAAGTAGCGGCTTGATTCTGAATCGTTATTTGTCCAGTCGGATTTACCGAACTTCCTAAATAAACAGATATGTTATTTATACGCAAATATGATTTAACAGTTGCAACTCCCGTACCTGCGGTTGCACCCAGTGCAACTAATTCAGATATTGGGTTGTAGTTTGCATCTAGTCCGCTAACTTGTATTAATGCTCCAGCATCGCCCGCACCAACAGTGCTTGCAACATACATCACTGCGGCAGATGATGGAAATACATAATTGGTTGTAGGAGAATTCTCCCACATGGTTACAAATAAACCTGCAGTTGTACCAGTTGTGCCATAACCGAATAGATTAAATGGCGTATGGTTAGCGATTTGCCCACGAGATACTTGCAAATCAAATGGCTCATACTTACCCTTTTGGGTAACAGAAGAAATTTTGTATAAATTACTCACGAATAATCTCCTTAAGGTTTAAAGATAGGGGCCGAAGCCCCTAGAGATTAGTCAAAGTTACCGTATGGGTAAGTCGTAGCGTTACCAATATTAGGGTCGGACTGAGCATAACGCACAACCATATTAAATTGACCAGCAGTTGGAGCAGTTAAACCGCTTGCTGCAGCAATAGAAATGGTAAACACTAACTGAGAGAAAAAGCTAGGTTGTGTTCCAACTTGTGGGTTCTGAATGTCAGAAGTAGTAGAAAGCAAATTGTTCAACTGAGTTGCTGAATAAGTTACTGTTTGACGACCAGCTGTACCAGTAGTAGTTGTTCCCAAAGCTACTGATGCATATGTGGGAGTACCACCAGCAGCAGTGAATGCATTAGAAATATACAAATTAACGCCAGTGGGCGTAGCTGTAATACCAGACATTACAGTAGGCATATCAATAATGAAATCAAAGATTTGACTATTGATTGGCAAATACATGATTACGCCACGATAAATGTTTGTACCAGCATCTGCTGTAGGCGTAGTGGTCGTTGGACCATTTACGCTAAATGTAGAGCTAGGTGTATAGAGTTGAGCATTGCTGTTTGGGATACCATTTGATCCAACAAATTGGGTAGATCCACCAGCGTAGTTAGCAGTTCCATTACCGCCAGTGCTTGCAAAATCAATATAGCAGTCTTGTTCTAAAACTGCATAACCTACGTCCCGCAAAGGACCAAAACGATTGTCGCCCGAAAGAATTGGGCCATCAAAGGTAGAACGTGCCATAGCAAAAATCCCTTATGCAAAAGTTCTCTTGTTAATCGTTGCATCGTCTGCTGGGCCAGTGGCAACAAGAGTGAATTCCCAGATGCATTGAATATACACCAAATAAAAATATAGTCAACAAAAAAGGGGGCCGAAGCCCCCTATTTTTTTACTAATCCGAAGATTAATATGTGCCGTAAATACCGAGAGGATCAGACCAGCCGAAGCTGTAACGCTCACGTGATTTATAACGCACGTTGCCTGTATCGAAATCCCCGTCCATTGAATTCTGCAATGGGGTACGTTCGAAGTGCTTCATGCCGTTAGGTACATCGGTTAACAAGAACCAAGCATTAGGCGCTGTCAAGAAGTGATTAATGGTGTAACCCTCTGGGATTGAACCATTGTTCTCGATAGCGTTAATGTCGTTGTTGTTTGTACCAACGCGCAGTTTAGTTTCGAGCAAACGGGTTGCTACGAACTGCAGTGCTGGTGGAACAATCAACTTCTTGGGCTTGGCGGCGATCAGCAGGCCACGCTCATCAGTCCATGCGGCGATCTGAATAACAGCGTTTTCCAACGATGTTTCGTTCAAGTCAGCAGGAGTAGATGGGCTGTTGCTGTTAGTACCGCCGTTCACCAATGGGTGAGAAGCGCTAAACAAAGAAACGCCGTCACCACCAGTGTAGGCAGAGTTGAAACCGTTATTTAAAACAGCTGCAGCTTTTACCTGCTTGGTGTAGGCCATTGCACGAGCCAAGCCTTTGGTGTAACGAGCAGACAGGCTGTCGTACAAGTTATCTTCAATCGCTTCTTCAGTGATTGAGAAACCCAAAGCGATGGTTTCGTGTGAGTAGCGTGTGGTCCATGCTTCTTGCGCATTGTCATAAGAAATTGCGCCGCCTTCGTTCTTGACTGGAGCAGCCGAGAAGCCAGACAACTTGGTTTCTTCTTCGAATGAACGCTCAGAAGATTCGGTTTCGTACAGCTCTTTATGCTCTTCGCCGTAGCGTGCATACTCAAGACCGAACAATGCGTTTAACCCCGGGAGTAACTCTTTTAAGAGCTGTGAACGTGAAATAGCCATTTATAGCTCCTTATTAA